CAACAGGAAGACTGTCTGGTGCAAATCCTAATATGCAAAACATGCCACGTGGCGGTACGTTTCCTGTAAAGAAAGTTTTCATATCCAGATTTGATAATGGTAAGATAATGGAAGCAGACTTTGCACAGTTAGAGTTCCGTGCCGCGGCTTTTCTTTCACAAGATGAGGTAGCAATTGAAGAAGTTAAGACGGGTTTTGATGTTCATAGTTACACCGCTAAAGTTATTAGTGACGCAGGTCAAAAGACTAGCCGTCAAGATGCAAAGGCTCATACGTTTGCTCCGCTTTATGGCGCAACTGGATTTGGGAGAACTAGAGAGGAGAGTGCGTACTACGAACACTTCACAGAAAAATACAAAGGAGTCTCATCATGGCATTCCAGATTGGCTAAAGAAGCTATAAGCACTGGTATGATTACAACACCATCAGGTAGACAGTTTGCCTTTCCTAATACTGAGCGTAAAGCTAATGGTAGGATATCAAACTTTACACAGATAAAGAACTACCCTGTTCAATCCTTTGCAACAGCAGATATAGTTCCTATTGCATTAATGTATATAGAAGATTCTCTTTCTGAGATGAAATCTTGTATAGTGAATACGGTGCATGATAGTATTGTAATTGATGTGCATCCAGAAGAGGAGCAACAAGTTATATGGATTATTCATGCGACTAATAAAGAACTACCTAGTCTGCTACAAAATGAGTGGAATATAAAATTTAATGTACCATTATTATTAGAAGCAAAAATAGGTAATAATTGGCTTGACACGAAGGATGTATCCTGATATAACTATCAAACTTTTTAAATTAATGGAGTATAATACATGTCACAATTGACAACAATAGATACAAATAATTATGCAGCTATGGCTAAAGCTATGGGCATAGCAAACGAAGTACAAGTTAAAGAAAAGTCAAGTTCATTAGCTCGACTTAGAATAAACCACTCACCTGTTATGGGTGAGATGGAGATTAATGGTAAGAAGATTACAGCAGAGGCAGTGCAAGGTGGTACGTATAAGTTAGAGATACCTGATGGCGATACCTATTACTCATCTTCTGTTGTGATACGTCCATACATGCAACGACTTATGTACAAAAGGTTTATCAAAGGTGTGGGCGAAAAACCTAACCGCTATGTAAAGACTATCATGCATGACACTCTTAACGTAGACTTAAAAGATAATGATGGTGGTTTCAACTGCGGTAAACCTGCAGGTTATGTTCAAGACTTTAAAGCTTTACCTGAAAAGCTACAAGATTTAATCAAGCAGATTAAACGTGTGAGGGTAGTGCTTGGAACAGTTAAGTTGAGCAATCCTGTGGATAATAAAGGTGATGAAGTTACTATAAAAGAAACACCTTTCATATGGGAGATAGATAACAGAGATGCTTTTAAAACTGTTGGAGTTAGTTTCTCGCAA